CTAAATGCGCGTGTCGATGAGATTTATAACATACTCCTAGAGAGATAATTTTTCTTATGGCTCGTAAAAAGGTTATAGATTTAGATACTTATACAGCTCTCGATGCATGGGCTATTAGTCTTCAAGAAATGTATAGAGCCCTACGCCGCGCAGGTTTCGATATCGATTTAGCCTTAGCAGTCATAGTTGAACCTTCAGCATATCCCGATTGGATACTTCCTAAACCTGACCTAATCCCGCATACCTGGGACGATGAAGATGATGATGAGGATTAATGAAACGCTACGCAGTAATTTCAGACCTGCAAGTACCGTATCATTCGCCAAAAATGGTAGCAAATGTGGCTGCCTTCATACGCAAATGGAAGCCTGATGAAGTTTTATGCGTGGGCGATGAGCTTGATATGCCAATGCTCGGCAAATTCAATATTGGCAAGCCGCAGGAAATATTAGATGACCTTGGAGCTGATAGAGATTTATGCGTCCAGGTACTCTACGACCTTCAAGTTACTCAGCTGGTACGGTCAAATCATCAACAGCGCCTATATGCCTCAATCGCTGGAAGACTGCCCGCACTCCTAAAGCTTCCCGAATTAGAGTATGAGAATTTTCTACGCTTGCCTGAATTGGGCATTAAGTTTCACCCTTCCTTTTATAACATCACTAAAGAGTGGGTAATGATTCATGGGGACGAAGGGGCGCTAAAACCTCAAGGCGGTTTAACGGCCCTAGCAGCCTCTCAGAGGCGTTTAAAGAGTGTTATCCAAGGGCATACTCACAGACAGGGTATTTCGTCCCTTACAATGGCTTCAGGGGGCGTTATAACGGGTCAAATAACAGGTGTAGAGGTTGGACATTTGACCGATATACGCTCTTCAGGCATGGCTTACGCTAAAGGCAGTCAGAATTGGCAGGCAGGCTTCGCTATTCTTTATGTAGATAAGGAAAAAGTTACGCCTGTATTAGTGCCTATTGAGAAAGACTGTAGCTTCGTAGTCGAGGGTAAGCGTTATGGATGACCTGGATTTAGACATAAAACGGACGATAGATGACGCTGTAGATGAGGCAGAATCGTTACCAAATCGTTATAAGAATTAGAGCATTTTGAGCCGATATCGTCAGAATGTAGGCGTATCTTTAATCCTGTGAGTAGGAAATACCGAAAACAGAAACAGGGCTCAAGTGAATAACAATCTAGAAATAACTATCCACCTTTATCAGCTAATGCAGCTACGCGAAGATGGCACTATAAATACAGCTGAACTTCGTCAGCTTCTTAACTTGGATGCTGATAGTGATGAGTAGCGTCAATGTAAGCATCGACTGGGAAAGCTTTAAGTCTCACGCTACCGTGCTAGACCAAATCGACAGACTTACAAAATGGGCCATGGAAGAAGGCCACTACTCTTTAGTAGAAACTCTTAACAGCTATTACTTTAAAGTTTCTGAGGATTCTCGCCGTAAGCATTTGGCGGTAGTCAAATGATAGCTATAGCTTTTCAGGTCTTATTCGTATTAGTAGTCTTTATGATTGCTTACACGCAGGGTTATAACGATGGCATGAAGGTAGGCCGTAGAGCTGTTAGAAAGTTTTACGAGCAGCGCGATAAGGCCAGGGTATGAAGGCTAAAGAGATACTACAAAATGCTACAGACCTTATATACATCGACAGACAAGCGGACTACGGTGACTTTCAAGACACTATGTACCAATCCGCAATGCTCATTAGTGCATACTTACAGTTTCCAGTTGAGGATTACCAGTTATGCGGCATTCTCTCGCTCATCAAGCTCGCAAGAAGTGAGCAGTCAGGCGAATCTGATAAACCCGATAACTTTATCGATGGAAGCGCCTATATCGCCATGCTCGGTCAACTAAAACTGGAAGGTAAATATAATGTCTGATTTTCTCAAAGGGTACGAAGATGCGGCTGCGCGTGTACTGCGTTTCCATACTGTTCATCCTGTAGGCCGCATAGAAACATCGATAATCAACCACAATCCAACTCAGGGACTAATACTCGTTGAAGCTCGCGTATATCGTGAGCATGAAGATACGCTGCCTGCAGCTATAGATTATGCATTTGGCGAGCGTGATAGTTACAGCCCCTCAATGCGCAAATGGTATGTGGAAGACACAGTAACGAGCGCGATTGCAAGGTGCATTAGCCTCGTAATTCCAACGGATAAAAAAGCTACAGCTGAAAATATGGCTCAAGTTGAGTACATCGAGGCTAAACCTACAGCTAAGTCATTTAAGGAAAAGCTGGAAGAAAAAGTAGTGCTACCAGTTGAAGATGACCCTTGGACTATTAAAGCTGTAGCACCTGCAGCTACCGCAGCTGAAGCTGTTGCATTAGTCCAGGAAGTCTTAGGAGCTACAAAGATAGATAAAGACATACCTGAATGTAAGCATGGGCAGCGAGTATGGAAAACAGGCAGCAAAAATGGTAGAGCCTGGGCAAATATGGGCTGTAGTGGTCGACCTCGTACGCATGAGACATGGGCAGACTTCGACAAGTGTGACCCTATTTGGTATGTAATCGATGCCAATGGAGCATGGAAGCCGCAGGAAAATAAAGCATGACTGGGCTAGAGTTTATGAATCAAGATGGAGAGTGGGAGCGCTTTCCAACTGATGAAGAATTAAAAGCCAAGGCAGAGCGTGATGAAGCTCTAAATGCTCTAAAGGTGAGGGTTATTTGCCATTTATGTAATGAGCCTGCTCCTACCGATAAACTGGTCTTCTTCCAAATGGGTTCAGCTATTAGCTGGTCATGCCAAAAATGCCACGCAGTTAGCTCGAAATGAAGAATAGCGATTTTGATATCGACTTCGGTAATGGTTACGCGGGTGAGAAGCTAGTTAAGGAGCTTCTTACTTGCGGCTATACCGTAGAGGTAAAGCGTGATATGAAATGGGCTAAAACTGGTAATCTATATATTGAAACCTTATGTTGGAATCAGACTGAACGAGCTTGGCTACCTTCAGGGATAAGCGTATCTAAGGCTGAATACTGGGCTTTCGTACTTGATGAAACGGTAATAATGATTCCATTACTGAAGCTGCAAGATTTGGTAATAGCTTACGGTAGATATACCGAATGCAAGATGTTACCTAATCCATCTAAGGGCTTTCTAATTAGTGCGAGGGAATTAATTGGTTAGTCAACATCGGAAACACCGCGGCTTTCGAACTGAGCGAGTGGTAGCCGAATATTTGAGGCAATGGTGGGAAGCTGCCTCAATAGGGCGGGGCGCAGGCCAAGATATCTATAATGTTCCTTTCGATATAGAAATCAAGGCCCGCGCTGCGCTCGATGTAAAAGGGACGCTGCGCCAAATCCACGCGCGCACATCTAAGAGCGGCCTGCTCGGATTTGCGTGTTTCCGTTTAAATGGACAGGGTGAAGATGCGCGTGAATATGCCGCGTTACTCCGTTTAGAGGATTTGGTGCAGCTTCTCATTAAAGCGGGATATAAAGACATCCCTGTAAATATGACCGATAGCGATATTATTCGCTGTAATGGATGCGGTCAATGGATAACCAATGAAGGTTGCAAATGGTGCAAGGATGCTTAATGCCAATATATGAATTCGAGTGCAGCAATGAAGCCTGCTCTGCCAATATTCGTTTCGATAAGGAATTTAAAATAAATGAGCCCCATGAAATCGAATGCCCTATGTGCCAAGAAGATATGCGCAAGGTTTATCAAGCTACTCCGACAATATTTAAAACTAAAGGTTTCTATTCCACCGATAATTAGAAATTCGACACGCCTTGCGAGCAGGGCTTATTCAAATGTCGTAGGTGCTTCCTGTACTCTCAGGGCTAGAGCCCCTAAAGGGCTCAGGGCAAGCCTGAAAGGCGTAGCTTGCCTGGTAGCACTCGCTATTGGGATATCTATATCTATAGCAGAGCCTTTAGATAGTAAGGCGATAATCATGCCTACTAAAAGCGTAAGTCAGACAGCTAACTACTTACTCACAGATAAGCAGTATTCATGCTTTAGGAGATTAGCCTTTAGAGAATCATCCTGGAATGGTAGTGATACATCACCTTCATTTAAAGCTAAGAATGGGTCTCACTATGGATTTATGCAAGGTAGGTCTATATATCTAAAGACTGCATCACCTCATGCGCAGCTTGAATGGTCGATGCGTTATATAGCTAATCGTTATGGCATAACTAAGTACGATGAGCCTAACTATTGTGCAGCTCTACGCCATAGTTACAAGAAGGGCTGGTCATAGTGGCTAAGCGTGGAGACCCTAGACTTACTAAGGCATATAAAGCTTTCAGGTTGAAGATACTAGCTAGAGATAGCTACACCTGTTACTACTGTGGAGCAGAGAATAAAGACATGACCTTAGACCATGTAATTCCAATTAGCGAAGCGCCTGAACTCGTTATCAGCTGGGAAAACGCGGTCACGGCTTGCAAACCGTGCAACTCACGCAAGGGTTCACGCTCACAGGGCGTTTTCTTAGCGTCAGTTTCTACCCCCTATGCCTCTCCGTCCTATCTCTCCCCGCAAGTGTCGACAATTCACCTAGACAGTCCGTTTCAGTCCAGGCCAGTCCAGGAAGGTTCGGCTAATGGGTAAATCCAAGCTGAATATCAAGGGGACTACTAAGCCGCGCCTTCATTCGCCTCTACTGCGTGGAAAATCGCGCATCGATGAGGTGGCGAAGCTTGCTGAAGATATCGGGATGCCTTTATTGCCTTATCAGCGTTTTGTCCTCGAAGATATGCTGAAAGTTGATAAAAATAATAATTTCAGGCGTAAGAGCGTACTTGCGATTGCAGCTCGTCAAAATGGCAAAACACATATTGCAAGAATGAGGATTTTGGCAGGTCTCTTCTTATTTGGTGAGAAAACCCTTATAGGTATGTCTTCCAATCGAGGAATGGCGCTCACTACCTTTAGAGACTTGGCCTACACAATCGAAAGCCATGACTTTTTGCTAGATAAGGTAAAAAGCATTCGTTACGCCAATGGTCAGGAATCGATAACGCTTAAACATGAATTTGGCGGTGGGCGTTATGAAATTGTAGCTGCTACACGCGATGGCGCGCGTGGGCGTACTGCAGATTTCCTATTCATCGATGAGCTGCGTGAAGTCTCTGAAGAAGCCATGAAGGCTGCGACTAGCGTAACGAGAGCCCGTCCTAACGCACAATCTCTATATTGCTCGAATGCAGGTGATGCTTTCTCGGATGTACTAAATTCCATGCGCTCGCGCGCGCAAGAAAAACCGCCTGCCAGTTTTGGTTACTATGAATATAGCGCGCCTGAAAATTGCTCCATTTGGGATTGGACGGGTATAGCTCAAGCTAATCCTGCCCTGGGTTACACAATTACAGCTGAGACAATCGAAGAAGCTATAGCTACATCAAATATAGATACTGTACGAACAGAAATATTATCGCAATGGGTTTCGGCGCTTATGAGCCCCTGGCCTGCGGGCGTACTTGAAGAATGCTCTGACCCTGACCTTAAAATTAATCCTGGACTTTATACAATCTTCGGCTTCGATGTTTCGCCTTCAAAACGCAATGCCTCACTCGTTGCAGGCGTAATTCTTCCTGATGGCAGAATAGGCGTAGGAATTCTTGAGACTTGGCAGAATGATGTAGCTGTTGACGATTTAAAGGTTGCGGCTGGAATAAAAGCATGGTGTGATATTTTTCGCCCGAAAATGGTGTGTTTTGATAAATACGCTACTCAGTCAATAGCAGACAGGCTTACCCACGCAGGCGTAATTTGTGAAGATGTAAGCGGGGCCGCGTTTTACCAGGCATCGGGTGAGCTTCTTGATGTACTCGTAAATAAACGCCTCGTACATAACGGGCAGCGAGAATTTATAACTCAAATGGAAAACTGCGCAGCTAAACAAAACGATTCTTCGTGGAGAATTATCAAGCGTAAATCTTCGGGAGACATAAGCGCCCCGATTGGATTGGCAATGGTTGTCCATCAGTTACTTAAACCTAATCAAACTCCTACCGTTATATTCTGATTTGTCGCTTGAGTGCTGTATAATTCGATTCCTATGGGATTCATCGATAGAATTACGGGGCGCTCTGTTAAAGAGTCATCTAATCAAATTATCGCGCAATATGCGCCGCAAGTAGCTAACGATGTGCTATCGAATGGCTACACATATCCATTTGCAGGGGTATCACGCGCGCAAGCGATGAGCGTACCTTCAATCGCTCGCTGCAACTCATTAATTAAAGGCACTATAGCTTCGATGCCTTTAAAACTTTATAAAAAATCCACAGGTGAAGAAATTAATAGCCCTGTATGGTTAGACCAACCTTCTCGCTCACAATCTTACGCAGTTACTATGGCTCTAACGGTTGATGCGTTATTTCATTTTGGCGTGGCCTACTGGGAAGTGGTTGAGCAATATTCCGATAACGGAAAACCTGCGCGCTTCGAATTTGTACAGAATGACCGCGTAACATTTGATTTAAATTTAAGTAATACTATCGTCAGCCAATATTATGTAGATGGTACTGCTCGCCCGATGGAAGGGCTTGGAAGTTTAGTAACATTCCAGGGCGTAGATGAAGGAATCCTCAATAGAGGAAAAACTACTATTCGTCAATGCATCGATGTACAGAATGCAGCTACTATCAACTCACTTACAGCGCAACCTATCGGCGTATTAAAAAATTCAGGTGCAGAGCTTCCTGAAGCTGAAGTGCAAGGCATTATTTCTAAATGGACTGCAGGCCGCAGAAAAGGCGGCGTAGGTTATCTTTCAGGCACAATCGATTACATCCCTACTTCTTTCTCACCAAAAGAAATGGGATATGTAGAGCAGATTATGAATTTGAGTACCGAAGTCGCAAGAATGTGTAATGTGCCTGCGTACTATCTCAGCGCTGACCAAAACGCGAGCATGACCTACTCGAATATCTTGGACGAAAGAAAACAGCTTTACAGTCTATGTTTTCAACCATTCGTTTCAAGTGTTGAAGACCGCCTATCCATGGATGATATTTGCGGCAGAGGAAATGAAATTCGCTTCGATGTAGATTCGTCATTTTTGCGTACTGACCCAATGGAGCGCTTGCTAGTTACAGAAAAATTACTATCGCTTGGCTTAATTACTGTTGAGCAAGCTATGGAAATGGAAGACCTATCACCTAATGGAAATACTGTAGAGGAAATAGCATGAGTGAACTATTAACATTTTCAGCGGACATTACTGCAGACCAGGCTTCTCGAACTATTAGCGGAAAAATTGTGCCATTCGGTGACGAAGTAGGTAATACTTCCGCAGGCCGCGTTATATTTGAGGCCAACAGCATCGCGCTACCTGAATCGGGAAAAGTAAAATTGCTCTTAGAGCATGACCCAAAAAAGCCGCTCGGTTGGTCTCAAAGCATTTCTTCATCAGCTACAGAAATGATAGCTAGCTTTAAATTAAGTAGCACTCAACGCGCAACGGATAGCCTAATCGAAGCTAGCGAAGAATTACGCAGCGGTCTTAGCGTAGGTGTTGAAGTTATCAAATCAAAAATGAAAGATGGAATTATCCATGTTAGCAGCGCTTTACTAAAAGAAGTCAGTTTAGTACAGGCAGCCGCATTTAAAAGCGCAGCTGTTACATCAGTTTTAGCGGAAGAAGCGGAAATCGCAGAAACCGTTGAAGAAACCCAACCAACAGAAAGCGAGGCAGTCGAAGTGGAAAACACTCCCGACACCGTAGAAGCTCCTGAAGTAGAGGCATCGGCTGTAGAGGCTGCTCGCCCTGTTACATCAGTAGCATATACAACACCACGCGTTAAGCCACTCACCGCAGGCGAGTACCTTGGCGCAACACTAAAGGCATCACTTGGAGATGAGTCAGCTCGTCAGACAATTCTTGCCGCAGATGACGCAGTAACAAATAACACAGGTATCGTTTTGCCATCACACCTAAACATGTTTAACACATCAACATTTTCAGGTCGACCAGCATTCGATGCAGTAACACGCGCAGCGCTACCAGCAAATCCAGCGCTACAATTTACTGTACCTAAAATGGGGACTGCTCCAACTGTTGCAGAAACAGCTGAAGGCGCTGCTCCATCAGAGACAGGTATGACTTCAACATACGACACAATCACTACAAAGAAGTACAGCGGAATTCAACGCATTAGCTTCGAACTCGCAGAATTATCTTCGCCTGCCTTTATGGATTTGGTGATGTCTGAGCTCCGTAAAGCTTACGAGAAGGCAACTGATGCAGCTCTAATTGCATCATTTACAGCTTCAGGTACACAGGCTGCAACTACAGCTGCAACAGCTGCAGGTCTTCAGTCATTTATTGCAACAGAATCAGCTGCAGCATATAAGGGTACAGGCGGTTCATACGCTCGTAACCTCGTAGCATCAACTGACCAATGGGCAGCGATGATGGGTTATGTAGATGG